CCAGTCTCCTCTCCATCATCACCTTTAATTGGTTCATCGTAACCATAATTCCAGTGAGGATTCTTATTCTTATCCAAGATATGCCCGCGCATCTCCCAAAAGACATATTCAGAAGTCCACCACTCACGAAAGCCTAGTACGGTACCTAATTTTCCACCGCATGCACGTGTGAGCCATTCCTTCTGCTCTGGGAAACGCACGATCAGGTTTTCACCTGAATCAAACACGTATTGACCGATGTAACGACCTGTAAACTTGCCACCATCAAACGTTCCTTTAGGATCAATAATAAGTTTCTTTGGATCAACCTTTTCAACGTTGATTGATAAAGTCTTTTGATTCCACGTAACTTTTAGCACTCCGAGTAAGTCAATCAACCAGTCTCGCACCGCGGACCGGACTTTAACGCGTAAATGTACTTTGTCTGATACGTCTTCAAGACTACGACCTACAGCGTCGGCTAAAGCAATACCTGTATCTGTATCATCAGTCTCTACGTTTGGTTCAGGGTCTTCACGGGCTACCATCGGTAACAACGTTTCAACGGCTTGGAAGATTGCGTTATCTACAATTCCATACCCATCACCATTGCCTGTGTGACCATTGCTCATTCCGTAATGTTCACCTTTGTAGTATTTGAAGTTCCTTGAAGAACGCATCTTTACTTCCGCGTAGTAACCAGCAAACTCAGAAGTCCATGTAGAAGTGAGTGTTGATAACTCCTCGTCAGTCATCTCCAAACTAAGAACATCCTCGGGTGAGGTGATGCGCCCTTCTGTTTGGTTATCAATAGCTTTCTTTGTTTTGTTGAAAGGTGCGAAAAGACCACCCACTTGGTCAATAATGCCCTTAAGTGCAGGGTTGATTCCACCTGTCTCTGATCGTTTGCGACCGATGCCTGAAGCCATACAAAAAAGGCGACAAAGAATGAATCTTGTCGCCCCTCTCGTTACAAGCTAGGGCTTTCTAGCTAGAATTAAACACTAAACTTTTGGATGTGTCAAATATAAATGTTTCTCGCATTTAGAATAGTTACCCAAATCATCAAAGTGAGCGACAAAACTTCCCTGTGTCATATCAAATAATCCGTCCTGCGCGAAAGCAATGATCTTATCAAAATGCATATCACAATAAGCGTGAAATGCTTCTGAACTAGATGTCACGCCAATCCCTGTCCCGTTCAGGACGACGGTTATTGATCCCAACCCAAGAGGTTTTTCCATCATAAGATGTTATTGGCGCTTGAGGGATTGAATTCCAATCAAACGCATTAGGATCAACAAAGTTTCCGCCGTCTTTGAATCCAAACTTGTCCATTCCCACGCGAAAATAGACGAGTGCGTGGACGAGGTGATCTGGCCCGTTTCGTTGCCATACATATTGCTTTACACCTAACTTATCCTCTTCTTCTGTTCGGTAAATGTTAGCAAAGTGCAGCCAAACTTGTTGCCAGTCCTCTCGTGTGCCGTAGATCGGAATGCGCTTGGCACTAAACTCATCAATCAACATCTGAATCGTCCTGTTGCGGTCTACAACTACTTTGCCGTACTCGCTTCCTTCTCCCCATTGAATGAGCTGTTGGGTTTTTCTGTCTCGCCTGTAGTAAGTGAGAAACACGCGGCCATTATATCGCTCTTGCAACTCTCTAATGCCGATAAGGTCGCCTCCCTGATCGCTAACCAGGATAGATTTAGGCCAGCGTTTGAGGAGCCGTTCAAGCTCATCATAAGACTCGCAAGATCCCCAATGGAACACTCCGTCTTTATTTCCACAGACGTACCAAATTGGGAGTCCGGTATCAACACCAATAACAACGGGATCTTCTTCGGTGTGTTGCTCATAATCCTTAAGGTTTTGGAAAAGCTTATCCTCAGTCATCTTGCTGCCGCTTCCAACGAACGGTTGGCCTAAGACGAAGTTGCTAAAATTCTCGGCTGTCATCGTCCTGTGGGCTTCAATGATCTCTGCCGCACTTACCGAAGGAACCATGAGCTGGCTGATCCAGTAACCACTATATTTTGGCTTTACTTCAAATTTTCTGGCATGCCACTCTCCGTGACGTCTATCGTTATCTGATATTTCTTGCCCACAAGCTGCACATATAAATCTTTTCTGTTGTTGATCCACGTTATTTGGCCATTGAAGAAACTGTTGCTTTTTGCAAAATCCACAAGTAACAAACCAATGCTTTTGATCGCTTTCCTGCCAGAATCTATGAACTCCGTTTCCTTCAAAAGAAGGGTTACTAAATCGCCATTGCCACTTCTTTTTCGAGTGTTGGAGGCGCGAGACATATTGGTCAATTACGGGTTGATTAGACCGATCTTCTTCATCGTGAATGTTTAGATCGCTTGAGAATGATAGGGCTGCGCGTTCAGTCCAGGTACCACGCAAGTAGACTGTATTTTGTCCTATACGCTTCTGTTCAACACTGTCCTTATCTCCGCTTATCCAACTCTGTAAAACAGGATTTTCATTGACAATAGGATCGAGTTTACCGCTCACCAGATCATGCGCATCAGTAACTGTAGGCATTGTATATACTGCGTTGATTCCAAAGTTCTTTACTGCCCACAACATCTTGAGAAGAAACGTTGTCGTCTTACCACACTGGGCAGCTGCTAGAACAACTTGGAAGGGTGACCAGTCTTTCAGGATGTCCCAAAGATAAGGGTGTTCATTTAGATCAAAAGGCTTACCATTCTCTGTCTTGATTTGGTTTGAGTTTATCCAGGCGATAATACTTTGATTTTCAGCATCTTTGAGATTCATTGGCTCATCATCTCATTACGTCTCTTAATAGTTGAGCGTTTAGGATCGAAATTCGGATTGTTTATTGCATGCTGAAACTTCTCATGCGTACCAATCTCCCAATCAGCATGTCGTGTTTCCTTCTCAATCCTGCGCTCATGCTCTTGTTCTGCCTTAGTCTTCACACCATAGCCGTAAATCATTCGATAGATTGGTTCTGTTAGACCTTGTGGCTGACAGAAGCTCCTCAAATGTGAACGCCAGTAGCGAGACTTCCAACCTCGTGCCTTGTTAATGTCGTCGAGCAAGAAACTATCCTTGTGACCACAATAAATACATACCTCAAGTTGCTCACGTTGGTTGCTGTGGCGAACTCGAAACATGTGTAACTTCGCCGACCGGCAACGCGCTTCCTGTGGGACTAACATAATTAGGATCAACAGGTGTTGAGTTAAAAATGTGCTCACCAATCGTTTCTTCCGGTGGTGGTTCTACAATCGTAAACTTATCGGAACTCAAAGTACGATCCGTTAAATGAGCAATCGCGTGTTCGACAGCTTTACTGGCTACTTTACCAACCGTTGTCTCAGTATTTCTGTGCCACGTCTCACCAACAAGAATACCCGTAATGAATCCTAAGATTGCGGTTGCGGCGGGGGTGAGCCAATCCATATTATTCAATTCCAAACGCTTTGCTCATCTCTGCGATGAACGGACGTGGATTAACAGGAGTACGTGACTTAACACCATCGACAACAGTCTCTTGGGTGAAGTCGTTGAATACTTCTGCTCCTAGCTTTTCAACGAAGCTCTTAACAAGATCATATTTATCATCAGCTAACTCGACGGAAGCTTTGGCCTTCTCTTCTGTGAATTCAGCGTTGATCTCTGATTGAAACTGTTCAAGCTGTTCAGTGGTGTATTTCTCACCGTCGGCTAAGACATGGTCCGCGTCCCATTTCGTTTTGAATTCGTACATTGATTCCACAAGGTCTTTACTCTTGGTTTGAGCAGCAAACATCAACTCATCACCAATCTTGTCTAAACGATTGATAGAACGCACAGCATCTCCCCCTAAGACGGCTACTTTGCGCGTATCAAATGATTTTACAGCTTGTCCTAGAACACTTAATGAATTGGCGGTCAATGAGATTGTTTTCATATTATTTTATGCTTTCACTTCCGATTTAGTTTCTATCATTGCTACCTCTGTGAGCAGAACCATGATGGCAATGTTCACAGCGTTTTCTAGTGCACACCGGCTCACCTTCACCGGATCAATTACGCCAGATTTCATCAAGTCTTCATACTTGTCGGCTTGAGCGTTATAGCCATGGTTTGGCTTTACTTTGCTTAACACTACATCTCCCGATTGGCCGGCGTTCTCGGCGATGGCCTTTATAGGCTCATTGAGTGCGTTGAGAAGGATTGTGTGTCCCAAACCTTCGTCTTTGTCTGGTGTTTGAAAGCTCTCAAAGATTGAGCGGCCAGCTTCGATTAGTGCCATACCACCACCAGGCACAATCCCTTCTTCCATAGCTGCCTTACATGCGTTAATTGCGTCCTCGAATTGAAATTTACGTTCGGCTGTGTTGGTTTGTGTTGCGCCTCCAACACGAATGATAGCTACGCCACCAGTAAGGCGAGCTTTACGTTGCTTCAAACAGTCTTTATCAAATTGTTCCTTGGCAAACATCTCTTCAACTTCGATGGCTTTAACTGCTTCGTCGATCTTTTCTTTGGGACAATCAGCCACGATGGATGTGAACATCTGATCGGCCGTTACCTTACGAGCAGTACCGAGTTGATCTAGTTCTAATTTATCAATAGCCAAACCGCTTTCAATACTTACAAAGGTGCCACCTGTAAGCGTACAGATATCTCTAAGCATGCCCGCTTTATTCTTACCAAACGAAGGCATACGAACCACAAGAGCGTTGAAGACGCCTTTAGTCCTAGTATAAATAATACTTTGCAATACTCCTGGATCAATATCCTCACAGAAGATCACCAATTCGGTCTTGCCACTCTTGCCGAGCTTATCGAACAGTGGGCCAATCTCAAAGATCGAATTGATGCGCTTATCGGTTGCCAACACATGGACATTTTGCATCTCACAGGTACCACGTTTAGGATCAGTGACCATGTATGGTGAAAGAAAGCCCATATCAATCTTCATCCCTTCTGCGTATTCAACAGTGGTCTTAAAACCTGTCCCATCATCGAGTGTAACGACACCATCCTTACCAACACGATTCATCACATCAGCAATAAGTTGACCAAGTTCTTTGTCGTTGGAGCTGATCGAGGCAACGTTAATCAAGTCTTCTGGCGTGCAAGGTACAGCTAAGGCTTTTAACGCGTCCACGGCAGCTTTAAGACCGGCTTCGAGTCCACGACGCAAGGCTTGGGGATTAGCCCCAGCAGTGACGTTTTTAAGACCTTCTGATACGAGGGCTTGAGCGAGAACAGTTGCGGTGGTAGTTCCGTCACCTGCGTCGATGTTAGTCCGGCTTGCAACCTGTCGTACAAGATCCGCGCCAAGATTCTCGAACGGATCAGCGAGGCCGATGTTTCTGGCAACTGTAACGCCGTCTTTGGTGGACATTGGGCCATACTGTGTTTCTATGAGAGCTAAGCGGCCCTTAGGACCAAGCGTAACTTTGACTGCATCGGCGAGCTTATCAATACCAGCCTTGATCGACTGACGGGCTGCTTCGCCATATTTAAGTTCTTGTGGTTTTACCAGTGGCATACTAGCTCAATTTAATAGCAATAACGTCTTGTTCCGTGAGGACAAGATAGATCACACCTTCTACTTCAATTTCGTCCGGCGAGTAGCGTCTAAAGTAAACCTTGTCCCCAACCTTCACCAATGAACCGTCATCACTCACAGCTATCACCTCACCAAGCTCTGTGCGCTCACTGGATGCGCTAGGAGCAGCTTGAAGAATACTTGTGCTAAGTTCTTCACGTTTGATCGGTGCAACGATTATGTGCCCGTTTAGTGGCTTAAGCTTGTCTTGTAAATCCTTCGGTGAGCCCATTATAGCCATAGTCCCGCTATGAAAATAATTAGTAATCCACGATCACTTGATCATGGTTTTCTTTAACACATCTTCAAGTTTTGCAAGAGCCGCTAAGACTTCCGGTGTCTGTTCCACGTTGCTAGTTTTGATTTGTCCCGAGTGTTCTGTTTCTGATTTATCGTGGTAGCCATGCTTGCCCAAAACGAGCTTGGCGATGTTGGCGTTGTAGTTGCCGGCGAGTCCATGATCTATCAACTTTTCCTGCTGTTTTTGGTTTAATTCATCTAATACGTCGGAAAATTCAGGGTGAACCTTTGCCCATTCGTAGAGCGTGTCTATGTTCACTCCCAGCCAATTTGCCATGCCAGGAGCCTTTGGTAAGTTTACTATTGGAACCGGTCCGCCTAACTTGTCTTTACAATTAACAATATACTCCCGCGCCATACGGCAAGTTTCTTTATTAAACAGTGTTGGCCTTCCTGCTGGCATAATATTTATTCATTTTTTATAAATGATCCTTGTGACAGCGGACGCGCATAGGCTACTTAAAACGAAGACTTTCATATAATAGATTCAAGCTCCGTATCCACTACGTTTCGGTGGTTTAATTTCTCCTGTACAGATACCGTGTGAAGGTCAAGTAGATTCCTAGATTAGAAAGTACAAATAACCATTCACACAGTGTCTCTAAAGACGAATCAGGCTAGGAGGGGCAAGTCAGTTCGAGGACATTATCCATGTGACAATGTGATTGCTTGCCCGCGTGTTGCCTGTACGCTCTCTATCGTGAGTAGCTGGACGATACCAGTGATGGTATGTGGTTAGGTTAGCACAAAAAAGTTGAATTGTCAATTATACAAATTGTATTTTCTTATTGAGCTTAATTGACTCTAGCATAAACTTCGCATTTTTCGCTTCGGGGTTTTCGTCGCAGTAATCCTGCAAACCTTTCATAATTCCTTTGCGAGCCGCATCGCTTTTGTAAATCGTACTGTTAATTGTTTCTCCAGTAATCCCAGTAAATTCTTTAGCTGTTTCTACAGGCCGCTTGTCGGGGTAGCGTTCGTAATACTGCTGGATGGTTAAAATCTCAGCAATGGCTGAACCTTTTATTTTCTGGCCATCGAATGTTTCAAACCATTGATCGGCATGGATTATTTTTAGTGCCTCGTTTTCTTCGGAACCTATTAAAAGATGTGATCCTGTAAACGTGATAATAGCATTGGTTTTCATACAATTAGTTTGTTTGAGGTTTTTTAGCTCGTACCGTCATGGATTCAATTGTTTGTTTGTGCGGATCGGTTTTTGTTTTGCTTTGATGAGCTATTAAGGCTGCGAGCTTGTCACGTAGCTGTACTGGAGTGGTTATGGTTGGCGCGTAAACGTCTCCAGACACGCTTACGGCATAGTCTATGGCTGCTATGACCTTTTGGATGCCGTAACGCTTTATAAGCGATTCTGCGGCCTTGCGTTGGGTTAGGTTTCCGAATTGTATTTGGGGGTTGAGGGTATCGTAAAATCTCTTAAAGACTTGATTGACTTCATCGCCGCCAGCGAGAGCTGGCAGTTCAGTATTCTTTACATTCTTATCATTCTTTACATTCTTATTTATAGTGTGGCTTTCGTTTCCCCTCCGTTTCCCCTCTGTGTAGGTTTCCGTGTGGCTTTTGTAATTTTCTAGTGTTTGATATTTATCGTAGTTAAGCAAAGAAATGAACATTCCGCGTGTGGTTTTCCGTGTCCCCAACATACCCTGCTCCTTTGCCCATTTTATGAAACTCTCGATTTGATGCTTAGAAGCCTTGGTATATAGCTGAATTTCGTTGTAGGTCAGCAGGACTTCCCCACGTTTGAACTGCTTTTCATCTTTGTAGTTAGCTAACTGGACGAGACAGAACCAAATCTTGAACCACTTATCAGGCTTCCAAAAGAACACGTCACTCTCGAGAGTCTTCCTAGACCATATAGACGCGCCAGCAAGTTCGCGCATATTATTTTTTGGCCTCTGGAATCCAGGCGATATCTCCCTTAATCATCACTCCTCCATGCTGTAAAAGATTCTTTTTTAGTTTCTTACCTACTTGGCTCGTGGAATCATGCCTACCAGGTATGTGGGGTGCGTCTGTTAAGTTCACTTTCTCCCCGACCAAGAGCAAGCGGATGAAAAAAGCTCGCCGTGAATCCATTGGTAGAAAGTCCAACTGCTTACCTAAATCCTGCCA